CGTGGTTAAACGGCGCGAAGGATTCAACGCCAGTGACCGGTTATTCTACCGCACGTCCCGGTAGCAATTTCCATTTCGCCTGCGAAGGAACAAGCGGCTCGCATCCATTAGAAGTGAAACTGGCACAGGTTTTAGTTTACAACACACCTCTTAGCGATGCGGAAGTCACTTCACTTTGGGACGGCGACAAAGGAAGGTTTGGTCTATCATGAGTCACGACAATCGGCATTGGGTTTTGATATCACCTTCTGATTTGGTGAACATTGATTTTTCGGAGATTTGCGAAACGAGCATTGACACAGTGAGTATTAACATTGCTGGAGACAAAGCGTTCGTAAAATGGGATGGAGATATGCCTGCTAGTGTTGCGGCATTAACTCATCTGTCTGCTGTGATGGATCACGACGCGATAAAAAACGAACTTTCTAACGGTTGGTCCCAACCAAGATAAGGATTGAAAAATGGCAATTAAAGGTGTTATTCAGAGAAAGAAGATCAGCATTTCGGCAACTGGTGCCGGGACATCGGAACTCGTTGCTGCTGTGTCTGGCGAAAGGATTCAGATTTTGTCCTTGGTACTTACGTCGGAGCTTGACGCGAACATCAAGATCCAGAGCGCGGCGACTGATCTGACCGGCACAATCTATATTGCTGAGCGCGGAGGATTCGTTGTGTCGCATCAGCCATACGCTGTATTCGAGACGGCAGCAAGTGAAGCGTTTAACTTATATCGGACTGCCACGGGAAATTTCGGCGGCTCGATAGTGTATGTCCAAGGTGAACTCTGATGCCGATCCGCGCAAAGTCGTATCGACCTCCGCACTACGCTGTTACTCGCCGTCAAGCTGACACTCGAAAGAAGACCAGCGCGCGAGGGTATGGGGCCAAGTGGCGTAAACTGCGGAACGCTTGGCTAACTGCTGCGCCGCGAGTCTGTGAGGAATGCGGGAAGACCGGCAACCTACACGTCCATCACCGCATTCCTCATGGTGGTGCTCCTGACTTGCTTTATGAATGGGGAAATCTAATGACCTTGTGCGGCGTCTGCCACAACCGACATCACATGTTGGAGCGCCACCATGCCTCGTAAGGCGATGACAGCACAACAGCATTTTGATCGAGGAACGTATCGTAAGGATCGACATGGACCGCTGACGCTGTACGACTTCCCGAAGAAACCTCCTGGAAAGATGATCCGAGGGTCAGGTCACATTGCGTCCAAGTGGATCAGGAACATCGCAGACGAAAGAGCAGTTGCCGAAGGGTATAGATTCAACCTGGATCTCGCACAGCATGTAGAGTATTTCTTCACAGAGAAGATAAAACATTCAAGTGGTCAGTGGGCTGGAGAGCCTTTTGAACTTCAGCCCTGGCAACGGGACGATGTTATCTATCCGCTCTTTGGGTGGGTTAACCCCGATACGGGATACCGCAGGTTCCGAGTCAGCTACGAAGAGATCCCCAAGAAGAACGGAAAGTCAGCTTTAGCGTCTGCCATCGGATTGTATTTTCTTATTGCAGACGAAGAGGCTGGAGCAGAATGTTATTCACTGGGTAGCGATTCTTCGCAGGCGCAGATTGTTCACTCAGAGGCTTGCAACATGGTGAAGGCGAGCGAGGAACTGAGCGAGATCCTGAACATTAACCGTTCGTCCAACGCGATCAACTTCGATGCTACCAGCTCGACCTATCGAGCTTTGTCTTCCAGTCCGCAGGGCAAGCATGGATACAAGATACACTTCGCCTGCTCCGATGAGATGCACTGTTGGAGAGGCGATCAGCTTTACGATGCGATTAAGTATGGCTTTCGTATGCGCCGCCAACCACTGCACCTGATCATTACTAATGCCGGGGATGACCTTCAGTCGATCTGCTACAAGCAACGTGAGAAAGCACAAGCGATCATCGAAGGTAGCTACACTGATCATCGTTACCATGCACTGATCTATTCTGCTGACAAAAAAGAAGTGCTGGAAGAACTTGAGTCTGTCAAGAATGGTGCGACTTCTTTGCCTGTAGCGAGAAAGTGTAATCCGAGCATCGACGTGATCCTGGAAGAGAGCGATCTACTAGCGGACGTTAAAGATGCGCTACAGGTTCCGCGAGAGATTCCTAACCTACTACGATTCACATACGGTGTCTGGGACATGGCGACCGATCCCTGGCTGGACGTTGAGCAGTTCCAGGCATGTGAGATCGACTGGGATGACCAATGGACAATCGGACGCGACTGTTGGATCGGGCTCGATCTAGCTAAGACCAGCGACACGACAGCCGCAGTGATATGCTATCACGATGATGACGATAACTCTTACCGTATGGAGTCGCGGTTCTGGCTACCCCAAGCGTCGGTAGAAAAATACTCTCACATGATTGACTACAAGGAGTGGCGGGATTCAGGTGACATCAAGGTCACTCCCGGCGATGTCTGCGATTACAATGTTGTCCTCGACGATCTACTGGAACTATCAGAGAATCATTGCTTACAACAGATATTGTTTGACCCTTACAATGCAGAACATCTCATGCAGCAGTTCGAGGAACAGACAGGCATCGAAAGAAAAGTCTTTCCGCAGACCATCGTACATTTTGCCGAACCGACAAAAGAGTTTGAGCGCTTGATTCTCAACAAACAACTGATGCTCAAACGCAATGATTGCTGGCGATTCCAGGCGAGTGTTGTGACTGTCAAGAACGATGTCAATAACAACATCCGGCCTGTGAAACCGTCAAAGGATTCAATCAAAAAGATAGATGGTATTGTTGCCGCAGTCATGTCTTTAGGTGGTGCAATGTCACAACCACGAAACAACGCTAACGATCTCCTGGTTTTTGGAGGAGCGCACGATGATGAATGAACTCACCTCGACAATAGACGTGATGTCGCCCCAGATGTCGGCATCCCAACCTGCTGACCCCGGCAGTGTCATGATGTACCTGCGCCGTAATGATGCAGGTATACGCATCGACGCTGCCAGTGCGTTCAAGTGGACCGCTTCCTGGGCGTGTATCCGGGTGCTCACCGATACGATTGCTATGCTTCCCTGGCATGGCTTTGCGAAGACTGGAGATGGTGGGCGCGAGCAGCTACCAGACGGTCATCGACTCAACCAGATGCTCAACGTGGCACCCAACGATGAGATGACCAGCTTTGTGTTCAGGGAAACGATGATCGCCAACGTACTCACCTGGGGGGATTCGTTTGCGGAGATCGAGAGGGACATGAGCGGCGCGGCACAGAAGCTATGGCCTATCGAGCCGCACAGGGTCGAACTCAAACGTGATAAGGATACAGCCAAGTTGTTTTATCTTGTTGATAATAACACCGTCATCGCACCAGGGGACATGTTTCATCTCAAGGGGCTTGGTAGCAATGGACTGGTAGGTTATTACGTTGTCGCTCTGTTTGCGCAGTGCTTCGCCACAGGATTAGCTTCTGAGCGGCATGCAGCACAGTTCTTTGGAGAGGGTGCGATTCCCAGCGGTCTGCTGAAGTCTTCGGCAAGGCTCAACGAGCAGACGGCGAAGGAGTATATCCGGTCGTTCGAGAAGAATCACCTCCAGTCCAGGAGGGTTGGATTGCTACAACCTAACCTCGACTTTGAAGTCATCAGCACAAACAACGAGGACGCACAACTGCAAGAGACTCGTTCCTTTCAAGTGGAAGAGGCTTGTCGTATCTATCGTGTCCCGCCAACCAAGATCGGGGAACTGAGGCGAGGAACTTACAGCAATACCGAACAGATGGAGATTGCCTTTGCCCGTGACTCGATTGCCCCCTGGTGCGTCAAGCTGGAACAGGAAGCCAATGCGAAGCTGATCGGACCGCGCGGAAAGCGTGAGAACCATTATACCAATATCAACATCAATGGGATCTTGCGTGGTGACAGCGAGTCGCGCGTCAAGTATTACCAGGGGTTGAGGGATCTTGGCGTACTGACACCCAACGATATCTTGAAGTTGGAAGATATGAATCCGATTGGTGAGGAGGGTGACAAGCGACTGGTCCCACTGAACATGACCACGCTGGAGAATGCGGGTAAGGAACAAAAGCAGGTTGCCCCCCAGGTTCCGGTTGAGGAATCCGAGGAGGAGGATGAGGATCAAGATGAGGTTAAACTCAATCCTCGACCCAATGCGATGATGCTAAGGCACGTTGTCAACGACCATGCAACATACTTTGAGCGGATTAGCAAGGAGCGTATCCGTAGCGCGATCAAACGCTACGATGGTGACGATGAGAAGCTATGCTCCTGGTTATCTAGCTACTATGCCAAGCAAGCATCAATCATGAAATCTAAGTTACTGCCAGTCGCGCAGAGCTATAACGAGATGCGCGGACACGTTGACTCTACCGACTCGCTGGAAGTGGTTGTCGCCGGTTGGTGCTGTACGCAAACTGATGAAGACTTTCGCGCGTTAACGAAATCGGATATCGAAGAGTGTCTTGAGAAGTGGGAATCGTCCTGGGCTTTTGATATGACGAATTCATTCTTGCAACAGATAGAGATAACGGAAACACAAACATGAGAAGAAATAAACCGATGATCGACGAACCAAAAATGGAAAACGCTTATCTGTCCTGGCCTAATACAGGGTTGGTATCGGCAAGGAATAAAACCAAAGGGGTCAACGTCGTTGACCTGTTCCTGGACGATGTCATTGGCTCGCAGTTTGGCGGGGTATCACCCAAGCAGTTCAATGAACAAATCTCTGCTGCCGGTGAGGTGGACAGGATCAACTTGTACATCAACAGTCCCGGTGGTTCTGTCTTCGATGGGATTGCGATGTACAACACGCTTCGTGGTGCGAAAGCGGAAGTTATTGTCGAGGTCACTGGGCTGGCGGCATCTGCTGCGTCGGTGGTGATGTTGGCTGGTGACGTGAGACGTATGGCCGAGTCATCCTTCTTGATGATTCATGATCCCTGGGACATGACGATGGGATCAGCAGAAGTGCATCGCATCAAAAGCGACCGGCTCTCGATGTACGCGGCGAAGATCGCCAGCATCTACGAGCGACATACTGACCTGACTGCTGATCAGGCGCAGGAGATGATGTCGATGGATAAAGGTGACGGTACGTGGTTTGACTCGGAAGAGGCTATCGAACTTGGCTTTGTTGGCGAAGTCACAGAGCCAACCAAGATGGCCGCGCACGTAACGGATTTCGTCGGCTATTTTGGTTCTCGAAACAGTGTCAGTGCCAGAACAAAGAAAATAGATAAACGACTTGACTTCATGACGAGACATTCGCTAAAGTCTCGGTAGGCATTATTGCCTATCAAGAAAGCGTCACCCCTAGAATATGAGCGGCGCGGCTTTCTCCCAGCGTTTCCCAGTAACGCGCTTGAAAGCCGTGTCGCTTTTCTTATGCGCGTTGCACATCTGACAAGGAAAATAAGATGGCAACCCTTCAGGAAATCATTGACGAGATGGGTGTCTTGCATGAGCAAGCGAAAACAATCAGGTCCAAGGCCGAAGCAGAGAATCGCGATCTAACAGAAGATGAAGCCGTTGATCTTAACGACGCGCTCGACCGCTGGGATGCCTACAATTCCCAGGCTGAAACGGTCAAGCGGATGGATCGTCAGGAGGAAGTCCTGCAAGCATCTGTCGGTCGAATGTCTGCTCCCTCAGATGTCGAGGAAGTTGACAGTCCGCGCAATCTCGCCAAACCTGCCAGGGCTAAGATGCCTGCGACAGTCGCGACAGATCGAGGAACCTACGGGTTCGACAGCATCGGTCATTGGGCAACAGCGTGTCAGAACGCTTGGACTAATCCCCAGAGTACTGACCCTCGACTCACTGCGCGGATGGCAGCGACCACCTACGGGACCGAAGGTGTCGGAGCTGATGGTGGGTTCACCGTACCACCTGATTTTCGAGACGCGATTGTATCGTTAATCGAAGAAGAGGATGGACTGTTGAGCCGCACGGATCAGCTATCCACCTCCTCCAACTCGATCACTGTACCAGTCGATGAGAGTGCTCCCTGGGCGACCTCTGGAATCTACAGTGAGTGGGAGGGCGAAGGCGATACCTATTCGGAAAAGAAGCCAGCATTCAAGCAACGCACGGTGCGAGCGAACAAGCTGGTTACGATGGTGAAAGTCACCGAGGAACTGCTCGATGATTCCTCTGCGATGGATTCGTATCTCCGGTCTGTTGTTCCCCAGCGCATGAGTTTTGAGATCAACGATAAGTTGATCAACGGAACAGGTGCTGGTCAACCTTTGGGCGTACTTAACAGCGGCGCGCTGGTGAGTGTTGCCAAGGAAGGTTCACAGGCGGCTGATACGATAAACTACGTGAACATCCACAAAATCTGGAGTCGGTGTTATGCTCCGTCTCGCTCGAAGGCTGTTTGGGTGGCTAACCAAGATGTAGAACCTCAACTCCTGAGTCTTGCGTTTGATTACGGCGCTGGCACCAGTAACGAGACTCCGATTTACATGCCGGGTAACAACTTGGCAGGTTCGCCGTTCTCGACTTTGTTGGGCCGACCGATCATCTTCTCCCAGGCGATGAAGACGCTTGGTGATAAAGGCGACATCATGCTCGCAGACTGGTCGTCCTACATGACAGTCGCCAAGGCAGGATTGAGATCCGAAGTCTCGATTCATCTCCACTTCGACCAAGACGTGACGACGTACAAGTTTGTCATGCGGATCGGTGGACACCCGTGGTGGAACTCGACACTCGCCGCCAAGAACGGATCGGGAACGTACTCTCCGTTCGTGACCTTAGACGAGCGGGCTGCTTAACTAACATTCTCCTGATCCTCCTCTCGCGTCTCAGGGCGCGGGGGGAGGTCTACCCAATAAAGGATTATCAAATGACAAACATGGTAGGTTCAGAAAAATTCGCAGTCGTGGCAACGATTGACCCAGACGTTTTAACCGCCGATACCTATGAGTCAGATGGTGTTGACATGTCGCTGTTTGAAAGCATAACCGCTATCGGGATGGTTGGAACATTGGGTTCCAGCGCTACGGTGATATGCAAAGTCACCAGCGGTAGCGATAACTCGACCTTTGGCAACACGGTCAAAACTGCTGCAACTCTGTTGGAAGCAGATACTGACAGCGATAAGCAGGTGGTGATCAATGTTCGCGGCGAAGACCTCACCGCAGGTGATCGCTATGTTCGTCTTGAGATGGTAGTTGCAGTAGCCACGTCTGATGGTGGTGGAATTGTGCTGGGACACAATCCTCGCTACGCTCCGGCCAGCGACAATGATCTCTCCACTGTTGACGAAATCACTGTAGATACCGACTAGAAGGTGAAGAGATGCCAAAGATAAAATTCCTTGAAGACAGGACGGTGCAGGATACCGAGGGGCAGACGTTCACGAAAGGTTCTGTGCATGATGTGTCGGATTCGTCCGCGCGGCATTGGATCAATCGTGGCGTTGCCATCGAAGTCGCTGACCAACCCAAGGCAGCACCTGAGCCAAAGAAGTCGAAGGTGACAAAAAAGGCAGCATCTAAATGAGCATGTTGCCGTACAGTTTGACGAGAAGTGTTGATCCGTCATCCGAGCCGATCACAACCGCAGATGCAAAAACGCATCTGCGCGTGAGTGGTTCGGATGACGATTCGTACATCGACATTCTAATCGAGATCGCGCGAAGGCAATTGGAGAACGATTCAAGAACCGCAATCATCACTCAGACTTGGGTACAGAAGCATCATGCTTTTCCCAATGATGGCGTGATCGAATTACGAATGACTCCCGTTGCCAGCGTCTCCTCGATCCAGTATGTCGATGTCAATGGAGACACCCAGACCTTTTCATCCGGTGACTACACTGTCGATACGTCGCGCGGTGTTGTCTGGTTGGGCTACCAAGAGCAATGGCCAAGTACCCGTGACCATTCAGACGTGGTGACGATTACATACGTGGCTGGAGCGTCAGCGGCAACGCAGACACAGAAGCATGCGATGCGGTTTCTGATCGCGCATTGGTACGAGAACCGTTCACCGGCAGAACTTAAACCGTTTCACGAAACTCCACTTGGCTATCAGGTGCTAGTCTCGCAGATTCATCCGGGGTCGTATCCATGACGATGACTCACAGAATCGGAAAGCTAAGACACAAAGTCTTGATCCAGGCTGATGGTGGATCGAGGGATGCACACAACCAGATCACCCCTAGCTGGTCTACGATCTCAGGAGGAACTGTCTGGGCGAACGTGGAACCGTTGCGAGGTAACAGTCTCTACGAGTCTGAGATGGTGCAGACGGAGATCAGCCACAAGGTAACGATGCGGTACTTGAGTACCGTGACCGAACAACACAGGATCGTGCATGACGGTAGGAATTTGCAGATCGTGCATGTCATCAACGTCGAAGAAAGTAACTGGATGTTAGAGTGTCTCTGTAAAGAGGTAACTTGATGGCGCGACCGTTCATCGTTTACATGTCTGGGCTCCATGAGCTTCGGGCGATGTTCCGAGGGTTGCCTCCTAAGATGAGAAACAGTGTTGCAAAGAAAGGGGTAACAGAAGTCAAGAAGAGCATGGTTATCCAAGCTCGCGCAATCCTGGCACCACATAAGAGAACCGGACAGCTAGCAAAGTCATTAGGACACCGACAGAAGGGGCCGCGATACCCGATCATTCACAAGAGGACTGGCGATGCCGTTACCATGATGCGAGCGCGTGAAGGGTTCGCGATCACGCAAGGCACCTGGGGACCACGGTCAAAGAAAGCAGGTAGCCCTATTTGGATTAAGCCCCGCGCGTATGATCACCTAGCGGATAAGGGAACCACGCACAGCAAGCCGATCAATTACAACCGGAAGGTATTGAACCGACACAGGAGCAAAGCCGTTAAGATCCTCAACATAAAGGTCAGAGAGTTCATCAACACTGCCAGGGCGAAGGCAGCAAAACAATTTCTGCGTTCGGGACCAGCGGCATAAAGTAGAAATTCATCATGATCAGTGACATCATCACCTACCTGGAGAGCAAGACAACGATCACCGCCTACGTGGGGACCAGCGATCATCGTATCTACGTGTCACGTAGACCGCAGGGTGATACGCTGCCGAGCATCGTTGTTGACTTCATCAGCTCCGATCATATCCACCACATAAACGGTGCTGGTGGGCTTGTTCAATCCTCGATCCAGATCACATCCTACTCGACGAGTTCATTAGAGGCGGAGCAGATGGGTGACGCTGTTCGTCTGGTGTTCGATGGTTGGGACAGTGGCGACGGAAGCATGGGGTCTCTCAAGGTTCGCGGCGTTGAGCTGGTGAGTGACACACTTGTCTACAACGCTCCGATTGATTCATCAGATGCAGGTACTTACTCATGGGAGATGGACTTTGACATCTGGCATCCTGAAACGATACCGAGCTTCTAACATGAAAACACAAATGCGCTGCATAAAAAGTACGCCTGGATACAAGGAAGGCGAAATATATACCTTCTATCTATCGGAGAATGTACTGCGAAAAACCACAGGTCTTGTTGAGAAGATCCGAGATAACTTTGAGCCGGTGGAAAAACCAAAACCAAAACCAAAACCAAAACCGAAGATGAAGGAGTAATACGATGGGGCAAATTGATCTAGGAAATGCGGCGACAATCACGGGTGGACAGTTCTTAACCTTCGACTGGAAGTTAACCAAAATAGGTCTTAGCGTTGGTGATCGTGAGTCGGTTGCTGTTTCGTCGCTGGGCGATTCGATTGGACCGCAGACGGTACTGATGGGAACAACCTACGATCCAGGTACGGTCAGCATTGAAGGATGGTGCGATTCACATCTTGCTGACATGCCACCGATTGATCTGGAGGATACCAGTGGTCCTGGGACTGGGCCGAATCGAGGAGAGATATACACGATAACGATGCCGTTGCCGTCAGGTGAAACCAACGAAGCAACGATTGTATTTACCGGGCAGTTCGTAAACTTCTCGATTGATATTCCCAACGGCGAAGCAATGACGTTTACCGCCGAGATCCGAATTATGAGTGTATTGACGGTAGTAGCATCTTCATAAGGAATTTAAACGATGAGCACGATTGACAAGCATGCGATATTTGCTGCGGATGATTTGCGCCTGGAGGAGGTGCCGGTTCCAGAGTGGCCTTGCGGTAGAATTTACATCCGCATCATGACCGGGATCGAGCGCGACAAGTGGGAAGGACTCGTCCAGAAGCGAAGTGGAATCAACGGCAACATCAACTTGATCGGTGTGCGTGCTTTGTTGGTAGCTCTAACGGCAGTCGATCAAGATGGCAATCGAGTCTTTGATGAAGAGGATGTCGAACAACTCCAGAAGAAGAACTCTGCCGTACTTGATCGCCTTGCTGGTGTTGCTATGAGTGCGAACGGGATTGGTGATGCAGACCTGGAAGATTTAAAAAAAAGTTATCCATCGACTTCCAGCAACGGTTCTGGTTCCACCTCGCTCGCACAGTAACACATACGTCAGTCAAGGAAACAAAAAAGATCATCGACTCCAGGGAGTTTTCGGAATGGATCGCCCTGTACTTGATGATCCCCTGGGGAGACGACTGGGAACAGACGGGAATCCAGTGCTCGTACATTGCCGCGACAGCAGGATCAAAAATGGACTATGAAGATGCGATGAAAGGCGAGGGATTGAAGATCCTGAAACAGCCACCTGGGTTTACTGAGATCTCAAAGATTTTCTCTATGGCCGCATCCAAGGAAAAGTAAATGCCTGTTGCTGGAACCATCGTCGCCAATGTTGTTGCCCGTACTGGTAACTTTACCGCCGGTATGACCAAGGTTGGCATCGCGATGGACAAGGTGTCGGTCAAGGTTGACAGGTTGGCGAGTAAGTTTCTTAAGTGGGGAGCCACCGCCGGCGCTGCTTTTTCTGGCATGGTTGTCAAGCTGGCAATGGATGCGGAAAAGACCAGGATGTCAATCGTGCAGCTCACCGGGTCGTCGGAGAAGGCGAAGAAGATGCTCCAGGAGATGGCAGATTTTGCTGCTGCTACTCCGTTCATGATCAGTGACTTGGAGAAGTCCACCCAAACCCTGCTGGCTTACGCAGTAGAAACAGAAAAGGTAACCGGCACGGTTAAGTTCTTGGGTGACGTTGCTGCGGCATCAGGCAACAAGATCCTGGACATCGCCAAGGTGTTCGGTAAGGTCGTCGGAGAAGGCAGAGCATTTCAGGAGCGTCTCAACCAGATCAATGACAAGGGTATCCCGATCATTGATGCGTTGAAGAAAAAGCTGAAAATGGGGGGGCTGGAATTTCGCGACTTTGTGCAAAAGGGTGGCGTGACCGCAGACATGTTCATCGAAACACTTCAGGAGATGACTGAGGAGGGGGGAGTATTCTTTAAGGCTGCTGAGAGACAAGCAAAAACCCTTGCTGGTCGTTGGTCAACCTTGGTGAGCAATGTGGAACTACTTGGCAGGGCAATCGGAGATGAGTTGCGTTGGGTGGTTGTCTCGGTTGTCGATGAACTAATCAAGTGGCTCAAGGCGAACAAAGATTTAATCAAGTCTTTGGCGCTTGGTGCTCTCAAAACAATCGCCTTTAGTATGTACCTCGCTGTAGCAGCCAAGGTCATGATCAGGGTTGTCAAGGTTGGCAGGTGGATTGTCAAAGTCATGAAAGACATCCGCACGGGACAGATTGCGATCTTGGGTCTATCTGGTCCCGCAGGTTGGGCAGTGTTGGCAGTGGGTCTTGGCATCGCAGTAGCCGGTTACATAGGTATGGAGTACGCGATTGACAAGACATCAGAGGCGCTCAAGAAGAACAAATCGGCGGCTGCTGACGCGACTGCTGGGATAGAGGATGCTAGGATCGCAGCAGCTAAGTTTTCTAAAGACCAAATAGAAACCGCGAAAGATAGAGAAAAGGCACTTAACGAGGAACTAAAGAATGCTAAGAGGATTGCTAAGGAACGACAGAAAATTCAGGATGAGCACAGAAAGAATATAGAGAAGTTTGCTCGCGCTGTTGAAACTCCGATGGAAACGCACAACCGTTTGGTTCATGAGCTTAACGAGACATGGCAAAAGGGTGGGATGTCGCTGGAGATATATCGGCGGACGATGGCAAAGTACCGAAAAGATTTGAAGGATGGACTCAGTGATCAAAAACAATTCAATCGCGAGATGGCGAGTCTTCATCTTGCGCCATCGCATGACCCTCGCACAGTAAGCGGGATGAGCGCATTCCTTAAAGGTGGAGCAGAGTTCAAAGCGCGAAAGAAACAAGCACAGATAGCGCGGGATCAATTAGCAGAGCTACAACAGATCAACGCTAACACGGCAGAACCTCTTCAGGTACATACAGGCGGCATTTTCTAGGAGCGATTACAAGCATGGCTGTAATGAGCGTCGTAAAGCGGGCTGGTGGAGATGGTGCGGTTCGGACTGCCACTGCACAAAACACAGCGCAGGTTGTTTACGATGTACAGACCGAAGACTCTAGCGACACGCAAGGTGTTGTGCTTGAACATTTCCGTACTGAGTCAGACCTATTGTATCTGTATGATACCTATGAATGGGGTGACACAACCGACTCCGCTCTGTTCTGCAAGTCGATAGCAGCCAAGCGTGTTGACTCCACCATCTGGACGGTGACTCTCAACTTTGAGTTTCCCAAGCCGGAGGACTCCACCGACGACGGAAAAAGCAGTGAGGGCGACCCCATGCGGATGCCCAACGAGATCAGCGTTAGCTCATCTCAGGAGGCTGTTCCGGTCAGAGAAGCAATCTATCGAGGTGGATTTAAAGGCTGGGTAGATGAGGCGGCGATGG